TGAAAAACATTTCGTTTGGATTTACTACTGCCATTTTATTATTGTTTTATTTTATTATACATATTATGTTTTATACTTCTTATGATGGAAATTGAGCTCCAGTTGGTAAAATGTTGAAATCTAAATAAATAAATTCAGCTGTTCTTGTTGGTTGAACATATATTGCACCTACCATTTGGTTTCTATCAACTACATCTGGTCCATTATTTGAAGCATCCATTACAACTTTAAACGCGAATAAACCTTGTCTTTGTTGTACTGATTCTAAATATGGATTTACTTGTGCTAAGAAATTATTTCTTGTAGCAGCTGTATTTTGTTCAAATACTAAATTATCAGCAATTTGTACTATATAATTTTTTAATGCTATTAATAATCTTCTAACGTTTATTCTATCTAAAGCTGATGCTTGTGATTGTAATGTTTTCTGTCCAAATACTACAACTCCTTTTCCTGGGAATGTTGCTATTGGATTAACTTTTCCTGTATATAGATCATCTCTATTAGTTTGAGTTAATTTTCTTTCTGCTTGTACAACCGTACTTAAACCACCTCTATTGATACCAGCGGGAGCGAACCAAGCTTCACTTGTCTTGTCATTATACGCGTATACACCCGGAATCATCGCTGATGGTACCGACCATACTAATCGTCTTGAATCTGGATCCATTATTTGTACCCATGGCCAATAAGATGCAGCATATGAATTATCTATTGATGCAGCTTGTGCTGTTACTGCTGTTACTGATGATTCGTAATCAACTAAATCTATTATTGCTATAGCATCTCCTCTTGTTTGAGTATTTTGCACTAACGTGTTTAATGGAGTTGCCATCATTGACGCTGCATAATACAATCCTGGAGCTGTTATAATATTATATTTGTAATCATCTTTATTTGCTAATAAATTAAATGCATTTGTATAAGCCGTCATTTCTGTAGATGTAAATCCTTGAGTATTTGTATCTGAAATTTCATCGTAATATCTAGCTGCTGCTCCATCAAAAATTCTTCCTTCAGCTCCACCAAATGATCCACTTGCGTTGTCTGGAAGGTAAGGTTTAAATGCTGCTTTTGCTGCACCATTATTATCGAAATAATCTGGTGTTTTATAATTTACTTGTTTTACTCTTACGAATCTTGAAGCATTTTTAAAAGATCCTGTAGACTGAATATATAAATCAGCACCTGATCCTCTTCTAGTATCTGTCATATCTCCTATTATTCTAGATATGTAGTTAGATTGATTAGGATCTAATGATACGTTAGGGAATATTTCTAATACCCTTTTAGCTGTTGCTGTATCATTACCTTGTCTAACTATTACACTAAATGTACCTTGAGCTTCATTTCTACCTTGTATTTCCCATCTAACATTATCAACAGTTCCATCAGTTAATGTTCCATTTGATCCTGATGCGTCTCCACTATTCATTACTATACCATCTGTTAATGTTTCTAATACAAAAGCTTCTGCATCTAATAAATCTGCCTCTTGTAATGTTAATACAATATTTGAAGGGCCTGAAATTGGAGCTACTGGAGTTATTGTAATTTCTTCCCCTATAGCATATCCTGATCCTGCAGCATTTCCTACTGTTAATGTTGTTATATCAAATGCTATATCATCTGATGATAAAGTAATTACTAAATCAGCGGCTGGAGATCCTATAAGTGCTGATGCAATTGTTATTGTATCACCAGCTGTATATCCTGTTCCTGCTACATTTGCTGTAACTGAAGTTAATTCAGTAGTTAAATCTGCTTGTAAAATTGTAATAACCATATTACCACCTGTAACACCAATACTACCATCAGCATCCATAGCTACTTTTGTTACTGTAAGAGTATTTCCAGCTATATAAGTACCACCTGATCCAACTACAGAAATTACAACTCCTGTAATATTAACACCATCTGATGTTACTAATACAGTTGCTCCTGTTCCTGTTCCTGATGATGTAGTTGCTAAAGCAGCTGTTGTTCCTGCTGAAGCTGCCGTTACTGCAGCTCCTGGAAGTGTTAAAGCTTTTGCAGCCGTAAATCTTGCTGCAGCTGGTGCTGCTGTTATTACATCTACTTTTAATCCTGTTCCTGATCCATTTGATGTAGTAGCTTCACCTGTAAATGTTCCTACTGAAGTTGCATTATTTATACCACCTGTAGTACTACCAATATTTAATACTTCAGAAGCATCAATTCTACCTAATGTTTGTGCAATTGTGTAATCAAATGTTGCACCTGTACCTGTTCCTGAAGTGGATGTTTGTGTAACATTTGTATTTGATCCACCAGTTCCAGTACCTGCACCTTCACCACCAGTAGCAGATCCTGTCATATTGAAATTATCTTGTAGAATTCCACTTTCAACTTCATTTCTTACAGCTGAAGATGATGCAGCAGTAAATGAACCAGATACTACTCTACTTACAATTAATGATGTACCACCGTTGTTGAAATAGTTATATGCTGATATAGATGTAAAGTAAGTGTATGTGTCTGAACCACTTGTGAACGTACTACCAAAATTAGCCAAATACTCTGAGTAACTTGTTACCATTTTAGGTATGTTTGCCTTACCTAAAACCGTTGGACCAACTATACAAGCTCCTGCTTGTACTGGTTGTGAAGTTATTTGAGATTGATCATTTTCTCTTGCTAATACTCCTGGGGAAATTAATGTTTCTGCCATTTTATGTTATTTTTATGATAAATATACTAAATTTTTTCAAAATTTTATTTACTTGGTAAAAATTCACCGGTTTCTAAAGAAATGGTACCAGGACCATATTTTTCTTCTAGCTCTTTAGCTAAAGTAGCTTCTTCTTGTTGTAAACCTTGTAAACTCAATTTTAATTGTTCTTTTTTTATTTGAATATTATAATTCTGTATTTCTACGACTCCTGAAATTTCGGTAATCTTCTTTAATCTATCTTTTAATTCTTGAATTTTACTAATTTCTTCTTTATCTAAAACTTTTCCTTTGTTAATCATTATATTTTGTTATACATATCAGAAAAACTCTAATAATGTATTATTTTTTAATTTTAACTTACTCCTATTACTTGGAAAACATTAGCATAACCAACATCATTTATTTTATTGTCAGGGTCTGATGGTACTCCAATTACATTATTTCCATAACCTGGTGGTTCATAATCAAACCTTACAAAAACATTACCTGTTGAATTATTTCCTATAGTCCAAACTGTTGTTTGATTTGTATCAACTGCTAAATTAAGATTATTATAATCTGTAATATTCATTAAAGTTAATTTCAAAAATCCATCAGCTTTAGCATCCGTAGTTGCTTGTGAAAGTAATGTAACACTAGAAGCAGTATTACTATCATTTGAATTAAAAGCATTACTATAATTTACAAAAGGATCTGAAATACTATCCCACCAATCATCTTCACCATAATTATTACCAACTTCTGTTCCAAAAGTTGAATTTTGTACTAATCTCTGGCTTAATGTTGAAGTTGAATTAGTTGAGGGTTTAAAATGAAATGCTAAATTTGTTATTGTTCCCGTAGTATATCCTGTAAAATCAAATCCCCAATATGATCTTTTAAACCCAAAAGATGCACTACCCCTACCTGATGATCTTTGAAAATTAGAAACTGCTGAAGTTCCTGTTGCGTTTAAAAAAGTTTGATTACTAGTAGATTCTGCTGCTTCTCTAGCATTCGTAAAATTATTTTGCCCAGAAGGACCAATTCCTGCAAGTGCATTTTTCGACCAATATAAATTTACTACGGGCATATCTTAAAATTGTTTTTTAGGTAAATAATATTGGTTATAATTAAAATAACTATTTAATGGTGGATTAACGTCATATACGTCATACGTTACATCTGAAATACTATAGTAATTATCTGATCCAGTCATTGAATTCCACCATGTTGCTTTTCCCCCTGCTTTCATTAATGATGGTAAAACTGTAGAAAATTTATCC